CCGCCAGGGCTGCCTGTAAACAACGGCGTAAGGCCCCGCGCATAAAGCGTGCTGGTTCTAATTGTCATTGCTGTTCCTTAAGGGGAGGACAAGCCTCCCGAAGAAGGCTTAACCAAATACGATGTTTGTTACTGCGAGATACGCCAAGTCGTTTGAGTCACCACGGTCACCTGAACCAAACGCATACAGCCAGATTTCTTCACCAGCAGGGATGTTGGTGTTGAACGTCAGGGTCTGCATCTGAGTGTTGGAGTTGACACGTTGTGCAGCACCACGACCAGCATAGCGCTCAAACACAGACATATCATGCCAGCTACCGTTGTTACCGTCAAAGCGCCACTGGAAGGTGATTTGCCTGATTGGTTTGACAAAGCTGTTATTGAACTTGAGCCAGCCTTGCGAGCCACCCCAGAAGTTCATGTAACCGCCGTTATCACTGTGCGTTACTTCCACGCCACCACTAACAGTACGACCGCCATCTTGGGTAAACGCATAGGCGAACCAAGGCAGGGCATCTGCAAACGGAGGGTTGGTTGATCCACCTTCGATAACAACGCAGCGATATGGAACAAGGAAGTCGCTAACGTCAATCTTAGGAGGCTGCACAGGACAGTACACGAAATACTGCCAATCACATCCGATAGGAGCTGTGACACGTACCACGATGTTGTTACGCAGCACTTGCTCTGGGTACTTCCAGAACTCCAGCGTACCACTAGCACCTGCAGGCAAGATCTCTGTGTCCAACAAGTTCATCTGTTGATCAAACACTTCAAACTTGGTTGCAAAGCTGCCGCTGTTAACCTGCACCAGACCGGCACGTAAGTCAGTCTGACCGCCGAGAGCAAAGCAGTCTTCCGTTGTCGGATGGCCCATGCTGCTAACAGTGTAGCTCTCGCATGGATGGCGATACTCACGCGCACCACGCTCTGACGGGCAATACAGGTTGTAGTAGTTTGATGCCAAGCTGCCAGCAGAGCCGAAGTCTTTGCTGACTACACGTACCATAAGGTCATAGCACTGTGTTGCTCGTGGGTCAAACAGGAAGTAGAGATAGTCATCACCTGTTTTAGCATCCAGCGTTGTTGCGATACGACGGCCAGAATGATACACCTCAACAAAGTCATAGGTCTCCCATGACGTAAGGTCAAGATACATCAAGCCTGCAACTGTACCGATGTAGTGGTAGTATTCAAACGCGTTGGCATCTTGAATACGCTCAGCAATCGGATACACACTAGCATGACACGGCGCTGGAAAGATTGGTGTGCCGATGTAGTCTGGATGAACAACGTCTGGGAAGTTGATAACGTCATAGCTCAACTGGCTATCAAGTGCTAAATTACCACGGTCAGATGTTACGACCAAACGTGGAGGGAACACTTGCAAACTCCAATAAGCACCTGCAACAGTACGCACACGAATCATGATGCGCATGTCATCTGCATCAGGGTCAAACTGGAACTTGATACGACTACGACCACCAACCTTGCCACACGTTGATGCAACACGTACACCCATGTGGTATACGTCAACACTCATGCCACTAGCATGGTAGGACGCGAACATGAGTTCAACGAATCCCTCGACGCTGGGCATGGCGAATACGGTCTCTGTTATTGTTGCACCACGACCATGAACACTGGCATAAGGCAAGTTTGGGTTAGCGTATGTACCAAGTCCTGTGCGTGAGCCAGCACCGACTGGGTCATAGGACTCGAACGTCTTGATACCAGGACGATTGATACTACGACCAGTAGGCGCCGCACCGTTGTTGATAAGACCAAAGCCAACACGTCCAGCATCAGGCAAGTCATAGCCAGCAGGATAGCCAACAAGCTGATCGTACTTGGGACCACGCGAGCCATCGCCCGTACCACTGCCTTTAGTCTGGGATGTTGGGCCACCGCCACACTCTCCTGTTTCGAGATTAAGGCAAGGGTCATCATACGTCGGGTCAAAGCTGTCGTCGATTGCGTGCCAACGCTTGCCATATAGGTTACGCACGCTAAACTTCTCAGGCAGCAATGGAGCCCAATCACCTTGTTTCGTGCGCACGTACATCGGAGTATCTATGCAATCAAGCCAGGCGTTGTTCGCTCTGTTTCTAACACGAAAACGTGCCATAGCTACTCCTTAGTCTCTAATCCAGAGCGCCCCAGGTGAAACCTCATTGTCAATTGCAGGGTCTGTAGCCTGAATGTACACTTCCAGTTTACCCGCAGCACCAGTAGCACCAGTAGCACCCGTTTGACCTGTAGGGCCAGGAGGTCCACGAAAGCCGATAACGCCCTGCTTGCCTTGTGCGCCCTCTGTACCACGAGAGCCAGGACAACCATCACCGCCACGCAGACCATCACGACCAAACAGACCATTGATACCATCACGACCGTCACGACCGGGAATACCCGCAGGACCGTAGCCGATATCATTGATAGTAGGCAGACCGTTGATGACCAGCTTACCAACGTTGGGAATGTTGATGCTGAGTTGACCGTTGTTTCTGTCAAACACACCATCCAACAGGTCAGTGGATAGTTCTCTTACGACAAGGCCCTGCTGCTCCGCTAAGATCTGACCATCAGAGTCAGAACGCAGCATATTCAAACTAACTTTAGTAACCATTTCTTACCTCTTATGGCCAGACTGAGCCCTGATCGATGTTAGGGTTAACCCAGACGGTTCCCGCTGCTACGTTGCCTGGGTTAGTAGCGCTGACGATAATCGACAAGCGACCACTTGGACCCGGCGCACCAGTAGGACCTGTTGGGCCCGTTGCACCAGTAGCTCCCGTAGGACCAGTACCGCCGCGGGGGCCAGTAGGACCAGTACCTCCATCAGGTCCCGGCACGCCAGTAGGACCACGCCCGCCATCAGGACCAGGCAGACCTGGACGACCATCTTTACCCGGACGTCCTTGCTGTCCCTCGTTACCATCAGGTCCCGTACACCCAGGCTCACCCGGTGCACCGTCACGTCCATCACGACCATCTTTACCGTCAGCACCTGTCTCACCACGACCACCCTGACGACCTACAGGGATATCGCTTGCAGTTGGAAAGCCTTTGACGTTAACAGTCTCACCGTTAGCAAACGTAAGGCTAAGCACACCACTTGTTTCGTCATAGCTGCCCTCTGTGAGTTCAGCGGTAGCAGTCGATTCAAGGGTAGACACAACCAGCTTGCTGTTCTGGGCGCGGAGGATACTTTGTGCGGCGGAGCTTCCAGTGCTAATCTGACTACTTTTTACTTTTACGAGACTCATTATGTTTTCTCCGCCTGCGCAACGATATCTGTATTATGTACCAGAATATCACCAACGTAATAACAATCATAAGGCTCAACATCAATGTCTACGGTTGAAACAGTTTCATCATGGCGCTCACACTGAATAACACGCACAGGACCTTTACGACCAACAACCAAATCACCTTTCTGGATTTCACGTGCAGGCACATACTGCCATGCTTCACGTTTCACCAAGATGGGATGTTCATGCGTAAACTTCTGGCCATTGATCAAGAAGTAGTGATCTTCCTGTCCATAGCGCAAGGCACGAACGGCTGCATAGTCATTGCGTCCTGTGATGGCACGAGCTGACCAATCACGGAACTGTTTGGGCTGATTGGTACGCGCAAGCAAGCTGTCACCGACTTGAATCGATTCAACCTTCTGCACACCCATCAGGGTATCCACGTCAGAGCCAAACACAATACAACCGCGCTGCACACCTTGTGGGTTGCGTGCTACGAATGTGATTGAGCTTGATGCTACTGCCGTAGGTCTTGACGTTTGGCCCAAGTCTGTTACAACACAGGTAATGGTGCCGCGCAAGACTTTCTCGGAACCAGGCTCAACACGTCCATCAAACTTGATCTGAACTGTGTCGGAAGTGTCATCAGCAATTGTGATATTGTCCATTTTGCTGATTGTCCACTTGTACTTATAACCACCACGACCACCACGAACGTTTACTGGCAGATAGGCAAGAGAGTTGAACAGGTCGCTGCCCTGCACCGAGCGCTGCCCTACCATGCTCACGTTAGAACACGACGCAGACAGCACTTGAATTGTAGGCAGAGGAGGTGCAGGTGTACCGGCAGCGGTAGGATACAGCCATGCAAACACACGACTATCTCCAGGTGTTACTGTGCTTACCACTGCGACAGTGATTGGCGCTGGACCTGTAGGACCGACTGGACCAGCGATACAGCTAGGACCGTCATTACCACGTGGGCCAATGGGTCCCGTAGGGCCTGGAGGTCCAACCGGTCCGGGATTGCCTGGGTCACCTTGATAGCCATCATAGCCTGTCTGGCCCTGAATACCATCTTCACCATCTTCACCATCAGGGCCTGTGAGTCCACGCTCACCCGGACGGCCTGCACAACCAACAGTACCTGTATCGCCGTCACGGCCATCACGACCTGGACGACCGGGAGCGCCAGGAGCACCTCGCTTGCCCGGCTTGCCACTACCAAAGGAAGATAGCGTTGGCAGTCCAGCGACCTGCAACACATCACCATTCTTCTTGATGAATGTCAGCAGGCCCATGTTCTGGTCAAAGCGTATCTTGCCGATGGACTTAAGGGTTTCGAGATCTGACGCAACGTATTCGACTACGCCATTCTCAGACACAGCCTCTTTACCGCTATCGTTCGGGTCAGTCTCAATGTCTGATAATCTCAGCGTTGTCATTTAGGCTCGACCTTGATACATAGGTTAGCAGTCAGCTTGCTACCGTAAGAGCTTACTTGGCTATCGGTAACACGCACCTTAGCCACAATCTCAATGTAACCTTGCGGCTGGTTGTCGATACTCATTGCCCACATCTGGGATGCAGATACGTTGGCATAGGCAACAGCTTCTGTGCTTGAGTCGTCAACAACGTTAAAGCCCGCCTGACCAGTGCCTTTAAGTCCACGAGCATAAGCAGGTTCAGCAGAGCCTGGGGTTTTGACGCCCAGCACGTATTCGATGTGCTCTTTACCGCTCTTGGCAGCAAAGCCCGGACCGAGTTCAACGTTGAAATCAGCGGTGGCGGTGATAATCAGTCCACGCTTAAACTCAAGGCGCTGGGTGATAATCAATTCTTCGCTGTCTTCATCGATCATCTGGATGTTGTAGACGTTCTTGGGATCTGTTGCTGCCGCTTCTGCCGCTGTGTTGACAAGGCGGATGTTGGGCCAGATGCCTTCGAGACGAATACCAGTACCAGACTGAATCTCAGGCGTAACACCAGGCACGATCAGTGGCGTCATGTTGTGGCGCTTGAACATGATACCGGTAGGCGTTGGGATAGCGTCCGTGATAACACCGTCAATGGAGTTCTCTTTCGAGCCTACAGCTTTGACGTTTTCGAACACGGTTACTTCAACAAACGTGTCAGCGCTAACAGCACCAGTAAGGCGCAGCACATCGTTGACCACACTGAATTGTGAAGTGTGTGCAATCACACCACCAACGTTTACCACACAGTATGCCTTGCTCAATGGAGTTACAGGCAACTGGAAGGTATCTGTCTCATACGGATGGCGATACTGTGCCACACGAATACGAGTAGACCAACCCTGACGTTCCTCGTAGCGTGCGCAGTACAAACTGATACCAGCACCGCTCGGGATTGCTTCGGTGAATGCTACTTCATTACCGGAGTTCAGTTTGTAGCTGGTGGTTGGCTGCCAAGTGTTACCGATAACAGCAAACACATGATCAGCCGAATCAACAGCCTGTCCGATGTTGAACGCGTTTGTCTGACCATCACCCGTGCTTTCATACACGTCAAAAAGCACAACGTGACCCTGGGACGGCTCCAAACGGAACTGTCTTAGGTCAAGCGTCATTGTTTCTGATGGCGATTCACTGAGTTGCATCTCCAAGCCCTGTGCCGTGTAGGCAGAGCGATGCTGGAGAACACCACTCAGAGCAACAAACAGGTCAGTACCGCTGTCGATATCTTCTGACAGTGGATAGATAAGCTGCTCAGGCACGGCTGTTGTGACAATGCTGGAGAACGTCATCTTGCCAGGCGCAGTAAACAACGTTGCAGTTGCAGCACTACCGCCTGTGGCTTGCGGAGCCCACACAGGTTCTTCGTCACGTCCACGTTGCAGTACCCAATTCTCAGGTACTTCACTGTTAAGCGGCCACGGCAGCCCAGCAGTAGGAACGATTGGGTTGGTGATACGTTTCCACACAGCAACGGTTGTTTGAGCACTGATAAAAGGAATCACAGCACCCTGATTAACAAGCTGTCCGTTTTGCTGATAGACAAAATGACGGCTTGCACCAGCACCTGGGCCAGACACTGCATGGATGATAACAGTCTCACCTGACTTGAGATTCAGGCCAGAAATATTGAACGTGTTAGCATTGATAAACGCAGTACCCAGCTTGTTGCCCCACACGCGGTCATGCTCACTGAAACCCCAATAGAATCCACCTTGACCATAGCGATACGCCATGCCAGGACTGTTGGAACCATCAGAGTTAGTGTGCAGGTCAAGCACTGATACAGCGTTGAAAATGTTGTCGTTCAGCGCAGGCAGATTGTCCAGCGTTGCAACACTCGGTACGGATGAAAAGTCTGCCATTTCAACAGCAAGAATCTTCTGAATGTCTTGCTGGATATGCACCAACAGGCTGATACGAGTAACAGCGTTGGGCACGGCCAAAATTGGCTCGTTGAGGACGACGTGACCGAATGCACGATTGTCCTTCAACATGATCAGAATCTCACCAATCTGTTTCAGGTTATCGCCTGCATTGAATTTCAGTTCTACGTCAAAGTTGAAACGCGCCGAGTTCTCAGTCAACACTTGGACAAAGCTGAGTTTGCCTGAGGCAAGTTCATTGCCCAGCAAGCTCGTAGGCACATCGCTAGGCTCAGTTCCTGTATAGTCACCAACCTTGAACGCTACTGGTTGGATGGCCAGGCCACCACTATTCGCGTCAGCAACGGCCTGCTCACCTTGTGTTGTAAGTCTTAGCGCATCAACATAAATTGATGATGTGGCAGCCATGATAAACTCCTGTTCGATTAACGCTTAGAAATTAGCAAGAAACAAAAAAGGGCCTAAGGAACGTTAGCTCCCAAGGCCCTTTTATTTAGTTATAACGCACTGTAATCACAGCACTTCCGAACGCACGAGCGTTGGTACGGTAAACGTTGATGTTCTCCGTGAGATTGTCATAGACTTTTCTCAACACAAGAGGACCACGTTGACCGTCATCGCCCGTCACTGGCCACTTGGCTGCATCAAACCCATTCCAATCAGGGTTAACGTTGCCTTGTGCATCTGCACCAGCAGCAAACACAGCACGTCCGTAGTCAGCACGCGCAGCAAAATATCCATACTCATCTGTTTTAGGAGTGAGTACAAACGTTCCGCCTGTCGAACTACGCATACGGTTGTTAATGCTTGCCTCCAGACTAGCGATAGTGTTAACACCAAACTGTGCTGTGCCGTAACGCGGGTAGGATGAGAATGCACGCATATAGTGGACTTGAGTAAGTCTCACGTTGTTCTCGATATACGTTGCACGCACACCAAAGTCCACATCTGACAGCAACTGGTTGATGGTCAGCATACCTGTCTGGGCGTTGATAGCAATACCAGGCAAGGTAACAACATCACCCTTAACGTTTGTCGTCTGCCACAATGTCTTGGCAGTAACATCGTCTTTCACAAACGTACCCGTACGACCCAAGCTGGTTTTCATCTGCATTGAGCTGTCATCACGGACGTTGGTGAATCCAATGATGGCCAGGTCTTGCGGGAATCCAATGCCGGGACAAGTCACTTCCTTGATCATTGTCAGGCTGGTACGCTGTTCAGTCAACACACATTCAATCTTGACCGTTTGAGGATTCTTCTGTGGAACAAAAGAGAACTCACCGGTCTGTGTATTGATCTGGAAGCCAGGCACACTTGAGACGACAGACCACACAAACTTAACCGAGTCTGAGTCAGGAACAACACTGGTACCCGTCTGACCGTCACGACGTTCGTACTCGACAACAGCCTGATAGGTCTTGTTGGGTTCAATGTTGGACGCTGGTAGCTCGATAGCGCCTGTGAGGATAGTGCGTGTCGAATGCATCTGAATAACGCGAGTAATGTTGAGTGTCTCGCTTGCCTGAGTCTCAGGGTTGACTGCACTGAACACAGCGTTGATTCTGATACGTCCGTCGGAACGTTGTTGATCAGCAAGGTACAGGTGACCGTTGAGTGGGTCAATGCTGACGCTCTCCACATCCGTGTCATCACCAATCGACCACAGGGCTGATGTTGTTGTGACTTCTTCACCGCTTTTCAACAGGATGCGCAGCGAGTAAGGCACGTACCATCTGCCGTTAGCGTACTCAAACGTTGGGTTCTTATCAACAAGGTCAAACAACACTTCTGGACCCAGAACAGATCCCTGCTGGAGATACGTGTTGGCCAGCTGGATGTACACAGTGAGGAACTTCTCTATTGCGTAACCATCGCAGATAAACTGAGCGCGTATACGAATAGCACAGTTAGC